GTGTTTTCTACAGCATGAGTTGATATTCTTTGAGGAAAATATCCATTCATAATGACTATTTCAGCTTGCCCACGATTGTTTTTAGCTACATAAGCAAAAGAATTGCCTAAACGAGCAATTGAATTGGCTGCGGCTAAACCATGTTGACTTGATGAGCCAGGAATTCTTTGAAAAGCAAATGGGAATGTACCTTGATCTGCCCATACTTCACTAGTTTGTTCGCCTAATAAATAGACTTGTCCATGATCGCAAACTAAAGAAACAAGGTTATCAGGCCCTGTAAACTTGCTTGCATAGCTTAATCCGTAAGTAATAGGGCTAAGAAGATTAGAAGCTGCCCATTGTTGAGTATTAGGGCGATTATAAACAAAGTAGTTATCTACAATATCTATTATTGAACCGCCTGTAAATGCACCATCTGAACTAGGCAATATACTAAAGTTCAGCAAATACATTGTTTCAGATGAAACAGTTTGTGTTCCATTTACAACATAATTACCTGTGTTGCCCGTACCTGTACCAAAAGTAAGGTTAAAGGTTAACCCTGTTCCTGCGCCATTTGAAGATGTAGCTACTGGATTTGATGGATTAGAAGTATAAGAACCAGCATAAGTTTGACTTAATGTTGTTGGCGCTCCAGGAGCTAGTGCAGTTACAGGAATACTAAATCCTGATCCTGTTCCACCAATAGAAGCTGCTGTTGCAGATAATATTGTTCCTGTGTTTGTAAATCCTTTGCCAGGTGAAGCCAATGTTACAGAAGTTATTGCACCGCCTGAAATTACAATATTTGCAGTAGGGTAAGTTGTTGCTGTTGCTCCACTTACATAAGTAAGTTGAACTCCTGTGTAAGTTCCATCAGTATAACTAGAGCCAGGTGTAATTGTTCCTAAAGTTTGAACGCCTGATGTAATTCCTGTAACAGTATAAGTTGCTGGACTATTGCCATAAACACCACCTAAAATTGTTACTGTATCATTTACAGCGTATCCTGTGCCTGCTGTTGCTATTGATTGACTTAAAACATTTCCAGAACCTAAAGCTGTCACTACAGTATTAGCTGTTACGCTTGTTCCTTGAATGGTTTGACCTGGGTAAATTGTTCCACTTGTGACTGCTGTTACAGTAAGGGTTGACCCTGATATAGAAGCAGTTATAACCCCAGCTACAGTAGCAGAGTTCATTTGTATAGCAGTTGCAATAGTTGCTGAATTATTAATTGTCCAAGTTGATCCGCTACCACTAACAATGACTGTTTCATTAGGAACGCCAATACCAAACAATGCTTGATTTGCAGCAATTGTGCCGCTAATGATTCTTGTTATTGTAAGAGTCGTGCCAGAGATTGTGCCTTGAAATACTGCTGCGCTAGGTGCTGAAATGCGCCATGTATAACGATATGATCCATCAACAATATAGACGTTTGTGCCGTTATCGCTGATTCCTACTTGACCTGTTGAGCTATTTAATTGCCCAATAATAGTAGGACTAAAGCTAGAATTTAAAACGTAAACGTATGGGCCACATACAACAACGCAATAATTACCACCGGAAACCGTTCTCATTCCACGAACTACTTGAGCATTTTGTAGCGTTACAACGTTAGTAAGACCAGGGGTAGGATATAAAGCAACAACGCCTCTTGCGCCTTGACCTTTAGTTGGATCAATTTCAGGTCGCCAATTGATGCATTCGGAATCATCTTGATAAATAGACGGAGCTGTGTACGATGCGCCAACAAAGCCAAAATCTGCCATTTATTTAACATCCTTATACGCTTCGCCATCACGGATTCTTCTAATTGTAGATTCTCCCACGCCATATTCTCTTGCAAGCATAGCAATATTCCTATATCCGACACGTTGACGAATTTCTAATACTTTATCTAAAGATAAAATACGTTTTGCAACAATTGGTTTGCCAAGTTTTGCTGCGCTCATTTTTTGTTTAGATTCTTCTGATACTTTTTTTCCAAGTTTATTTTTATTGCCAATACGAGCATAAGACATTTGTTCGCAAGATTCTTTAGTATGCTTTTTTCCTTTAAAAGTCATTCCCCAAGAAGATGCGCCATTTTTATTGCCTTTAAGGCTGGCTTTATGTTCTTCTGTGTGTTTATAACCAGATGCACCTTCGCCACCATCTGTGGCATTTACTAATTTAATCCCACGCCTGCGGTAAACATCAATGGCTTCCATTTCAGCAAGAAAGGCCAATTCTTCATCTAAATTTTGTGCAATATGTTCTGCAATAAATCCATGTTTAGCAACTACACGATGCCAATATTCATTACGACCTTTGCTTTGATTTAAGCGTGTGTTTTTTCCTTTTCCAACATAAAATATTTCGTTGGTATCAGCTTTTCGGTGTTGATATATGTAAAAGTTCATGGGGTTAATTATACACCACTTAAGATCAAACCTTAGCGGAAGAAGCCTCCCGAAAGTATCCACCCGGCATCACGTTGGCGAGAAGCCAACATAGCATCAGCAAACCTTGCAGATTGAACAGGTTTCATATTGATACGTTTAACAGTAGCTTTAGCTTGCGCTGCATAGGCATTAATCATCGTTATTTGCGTTGCACTAGCTTTGCCATACATAGGCATCAAACGTTCTGCTAGACACCATCTGAGAGCCATTGTGTAGCCCTGTGGAAGAATAATCGTATCATTTAGATTTGTGTAGCGTTGAAATAAATTATCTGTAAAGATGTGCATTTCGCCTTGCGATGGATTAGGCCATACATAAATGTTACCTAATGTTTCGCTAGGCTGATAATAAAGAGCTTTAGGCCAAGGCCCATTTAAAGTCTTTAAACCAATCATTTGATAATCTTCTACTGCAAGAATAGAGATTGGGTAGTCCAAGCCACCATTGACAATGGGTACACCATTACTATTTGTATTAATGCGTACAAATGCTGAATCAATACTTAATGGTCTTTGATAATAAGCTGTAATTGTTGTAGAGCTTACATTTTGATAAATATTGATTTGATAAGTTCCTGCTTCATTGACGTTATTGCCTGCGCCTGTGAGCATTTTTTCAATAGTTGTTCCTGATGTAATGCTTGTACCACTTAAAGTTTGACCTACATTAATTGCGCCTGAATTTATGCTAGTAACTGTCAAAATATTGCCTGCAATTGATCCTGTAAAACTTGCATTTATATCGCCAGTAGGGCCAATCGTATATTGAGTTTGTCCTGCAACAATAGGGAACACGATTTCATTTTTATAGAACACCATCATTTCTTCGTTTGACCATTGATCTACAAGGTCATTAAGCATATCAAAAGCATCTTGAGCGGCATCATCGCTAGGTGCTTCACCAGCTTCTAATGCGCCTATGTCTTTTAATGCTCTAGAAACAATGTCATAAGGTGTGGTCATTTTACATTCCTACTTTAAATACTTGAGGCTGCCAAGGTGGCACAACTTTGTTTTCTAATGCTTCTAATTGTTCTTCTAAACGAGCAGTAATATGACATTTGCCATCTTTTTGTGCTTCTTGTTTAATCCAACTTGCAACCATTTCTTCTGTTACTTTATCAAATTCAATCTTAGCACTAGGACAATCAAAATACCAATTACCTTCAGTTTCTACTGATTTATCTTCGTTTGATGCTGTAACGTGATAACGAACATGAGTAATCACACCATCTTTAGCAGAAACTTCTAGGATTTTCCAAGTAAACATTATTTAATAGCATTCTGAAATGGGGTTAAATCATTAGAACCGTAATATTCTGCACCTTTAGCAATTTGAATTTCAAGGTGTTCTTTATTACGCTTAACTGTATCTGCCCAATCTTCAGTAGTCATATCTTCAGGCTTGCCAGCGTTGAGTAGGTTTACGCTATCCATTGCGGCATCGTAGTTGCGTTGTACTTCTTGTTCAGGTGTTAGTTCTAACATTTTATTTTCCTTTAAGTGAATAATAGAGTTGAAGTGTTGCTAGTCCTGTAATCACTCCGCAAAAGAAACTATAAATATCCATTATTGTCCTTTAAGGGTTGCGATTTCTAATGCTTGTGCTTCTAGTTTTGCGTTAAGTTCTTTTACTGCGTTAATCAAATACCAAGTTAAATTGGTTGTATCTAATGACATTACACCAGTTGATTCAGTTTTAACGCAATCAGGTAATACTGTTTGTAATTCTTGTGCAATCGCACCTAATTGAACACCTGCAATATCAATAGCTTGATTTTTTGGCAAATCAGTTACTTCATCTGGTGTGCGATATTCAAAATTACGCACTTGGATGGCATTAATTGCATCTAATCCAGTTGTGTTATTAACAATATTCTTTTTTAGTCTTGCATCGGAAGTGATAGCCCATGTTGCAGAGTTATTGCCTTGATAGATGCTTCCATTGGCATAAATGTAACCAGTTGAACCACCTTTACCATAAATACCACTAACTGTTGATATTAATAAAGAATTAGAATCGCCACTTGCATTTACATTG